GCCGCGCAAGAGCGCGTGCGTCTATTGTCCGTGGCGTTCCGATCGCGGCTGGTGGGACGTGCAAGTGCATGACCCGGCAGGCTGGCAGCGCGCGGTCGCGTATGACGACCGCTTGCGTGCGCAACGGGGTGCGGCGGTGCATCGCAGCATGATTCCCCTGCGCGACCTCAACTTCGCGGCGCAGGCGCGGCTGTTCGATGACGGGCGAGCGTTCAGCAACGAGTGTTCGGGGCAGTGTGGTGTGTGATGCCTGAGCGCGTCATCACCATCCCCTACAAGCCGCGCCTCTGGGCGAAGCGCTTCCACGCCTCGCACCGCCGCTGGGCCGCGCTCGTCCTCCACCGCCGCGTCGGCAAGACGACCTGCATCGTCAACCACCACCAACGCGCCGCGCTCGACAACGCCTGGGAGACCGCGCGCCTGCGGTCGCTCATGCCCGCGCTCACCGACGCCGAGATCGCGCCGCTCCTGCGTGGCCGCAGTTACGGCCACATCATGCCGACGCGCGTGCAGGCGAAAGCGGTCGCGTGGGAGATGGCGAAGCACTATGCGCGCGCCGTCGAGGGCGCGGTGCCGAACGAGTCGGAACTCGTCATCAAGTATCCGAACGGCTCGCGGCTGCAACTCTTCGGCGCGGACAACCCCGACAGCTTCCGCGGCATGGCGTTCTCGGGTCTCTCGTTCGACGAATACTCGCAGCAGCCGCGCAATATCTTTTCCGAGGTCTTGAGTAAATCGCTCGCGGACCATCTCGGCTACGCCATCTTCGCGGGCACCATCAAGGGCAAGGACCACCTCTACGACAGCTACCAGGCGGCGAAGGACGACCCGGCGTGGTTCGCGGTGTGGCAGGACATCGACGTGTCCCTGGCGACCGAGGAGGGCGTGACGATTCAACTGCTCGAGCAGGCGATGGCCGACGACCGCGCGCTGGTCGCCAAGGGGCTGATGACGCAGGACGAGTACGACCAGGAGTGGTACCTGTCGGTGGATGCCGCGGTCAAGGGCGCGTGGTTCGCGAAGGAATTGATGGCCGCGCGCAAAGACGGGCGCATCACGCGCGTGCCGTATGACGCGAGCCTCCCCGTCGACACCGACTGGGACCTGGGGATGGACGACAGCATGGCGATCTGGTTCTCGCAGTCGCTGCGCTCGGGCGAGGTGCGCCTCATCGACTACATCGAGGGCAGCGGCGAGGGGTTCGCGCACTACATCCGCGTGCTGCGCGAGCGGCCCTACGTCTACGGCAAGCACTACCCGCCGCACGACATCGCCGTGCGCGAGCTCGGCACGGGCAAGTCGCGCAAGGACGTCGCCGCGTCGCTCGGCCTGCGCTTCGAGGAGCCGCTCCCGCCGCTCGCCGTGCAGGACGGCATCGAGCAGGCGCGGCTGGTGTTCGCGCGCTGCTGGTTCGACGAGACGAAGTGCGCGCTCGGGCTCGAGGCGCTCAGGCAGTATCGCAAGACGTTCAACATGCGGCTGCAGGAATTCACAGGAACGCCTTTGCATAATTTTGCGAGTCATGGCGCAGACGCCTTTAGGGGCCTTGCTGTTCGCTGGCAGGCGCCGCGCCGGGCGCGCGAGGCGCCGAGCGTCGCGGCGGTCGGCGGGCGCGACAGCTGGATGGGGTGATGCATCGCTGTCCGTGGTGTGGCGAGCCGTGCGATTGCGACGAGTGGGAACGCGAGGATAAGATGACCGGCGAACGCCGCGATTGCGACCATGACTGCGGCAACGATGAGGACGACGAGAAGGATTGACATATGCCAGACCCGCCGGAAGTACAGGAAATGCGTGAGATGCTGACGACCGCGCGCCAAGAGTTTCAACGCCGTGTCGATGAGACATTGCGGGACGCCCAAACGCTCGCGACGGTCTTCGCGGCGGCGATTGGTGAGGTCTCAGCGGATATCGCGTTTGAGGGTTGGCGGCGCGACATAATTCTTAGAATGCAGATGGGGCAGCTTGGAGGCAACACGACCGAGGATGCGAATGCCGTTTCACGTTCCTGAAGCCGCGCGCATGCTCGACGGCCCAATGGCGACGCGCCCCAACGAAGGGCAGTACGGCGCGTTCTATGTCCCTTCGCCCGAACCGGGCTGGACGCTCGCGATCATCGCGACGGACGGCCAAGACCCCGATGTGCCTGAGGCGCAGGAGTGGGAACACGTCAGCGTGAACGTGATTCGCGGCAAGCAGTCCCGCATCCCGACGTGGAAGGAGATGGCGTTCGTCAAGGCGCTGTTCTGGGACGACGACGATGTCGTCGTGCAGTTTCATCCGCGCCGCTCGGACTACGTGAACGCGCACCCGAACGTGCTGCACCTGTGGCGATGGACGAAGGGGGAGTTTCCGCTGCCCGCGCCGTCGCTGGTCGGCCCGTTGGCCTGACCCATGCACCTCCGGCCCGCCGTGGGGACCCTCCGCGAAGCCGTGCCGGCGCGCTGTCCGACCTGCGGCGACGGCTCGGGCTGGCTGCGCTGGCGGCTGCGCGGCCGCTGGCTGTGGGCGAGCTGCGACGACTGCAACACCTGGGGCCGCAAGGCGAAGCCGCCCGTGTGCGCGGGCTGCGGCGTGACCGCGCCCTTCTGCACGTGCCTGACGCGCGTCGCGTAGGGAATCTGCCTACAATAGCGCGATGCCACGCCGCAAGACGCCCCCAGCGCGATCACCCTCGGTTGATCCATCCGGTCACGTGGTGCCGCCGACTGAAACATTTGAGGCGGGTATCACGCGGGCGATCCGAGGGCTGTGCGACCGTCTCCTCAAGCTATTTGTGGACGATCAGACGCCGCCGGCCGTCGCCCGGGCGGTGTTATTGCGCGCTCTGTGGGTCTTGTCAGAGGACGGCCGATTTCGCACCCAAGTCGAACGGGAATTACTGGCCCAGAGCAGTGAGGCGGCGCGCGTGCTGCTGGAGGCCTTTGAGCGGCAAGCCGCGGCTCGAGAACGGGACGGCGCGTAGGCGAACCGTTCAGGCGTAGCGCAAAACCGATACGTTCCACGTGGAACGGTTGCGCGTCTATCGGTTTACCGCTACACTCACCGCCAAAATGGCGGCCAAACAGCCCTCCCAGCGCAAGGACGCGCCCAGCCCGCAGAAGGCGCGCACCATCCTGCGCGACGGCACCGTCCACGGCCAGCCGCTGACCACCAAGCAGAAGGGCTATTTCGGCGCGGTCGCCGCGAAGGCGAAGGGCAAGTGACGCCGTATTACGCGCAGGACGGCGTGACGATTTACCACGGCGACTGCCGTGACGTGCTGTCGCATCTCACGCCATGTGACCTGCTTTTGACCGATCCGCCCTATGGGATTGACTTCGCGGGACAGCCGACCAAATGGCAACGCCGCGCTGGTCAAAAGCCGGAATCGTGGGACAGTGAGCCAGCGCCCGACTGGCTGATTGGATGGATGCGTTCGATCACGGCTTTCCAGATTATCTGGGGCGGCAATTACTTCACCCTCCCGCCTGCTCGCTGCTGGCTTTCATGGCATAAACCAGACGCGCCGCCGTCACTCGGGAATGTCGAGTACGCATGGACAAATCTTGATCAAAACTCGCGGCAAATCAGCGTGTCTATCTCAGCCACGAACGCTGAGCGCGTTGGGCATCCAACGCAGAAGCCTGAGTCCGTCATGCGGTGGGCGCTGATGCAGGCAGCACCGTGCGCCACGGTGCTCGACCCGTTCATGGGCAGCGGCACCACGCTCGTCGCCTGTCAACGGCTCGGGCGTCAGTGCATCGGCATTGAACGCGAAGAGCGCTACTGCGAGATCGCCGCACAACGTCTCGCGCAACGCGCCCTCCCGCTCGAAATAGGCGCGTAAATGGCTTACGACCCCGCCCCGCCCGAGACGCCGACCGACCCCGACACGGACACCCCCTCGTCCCACCAGCGCGCCCTCGACCGCTTCAAGCTGTGCGAGGAGGCGACGCACGACCAGCGCGCACGCGAGCTCGACGACCTGCGGTTCGTCGACGAGCGCGGCGCGCAGTGGCCCGCCGACATCCGCACCAGTCGCGGCGGGCAGGGCGGTGGCGGGGGCTTGCCGCCCGTGCCGGCGCGCCCGTGCCTGGAGTTCAACCTGCTCCGCGGCCCCGTGCAGCAGGTCACCAACACGGCGCGGCAGGCCAAGCTGGGGCTGTCGTTCGCGCCCGAGGGCGAGGGCGTCAGTCAGGCCGTCGCGCAGGCGTATGACGACATCGCGCGGGCGATTCAGGCCGACAGCCGCGCGCACCTCGCGCGCCAGTGGGCGTTCGAGCGCGCCGCCAAGTGCGGCTGGGGCGTGTATCGCCTGCTGACCGAGTACGTCAACGACAAAACCTTCGACCAGCGGATCGTCTACAAGCGCGTGCTCAACCAGGCGAGCGCGTATCTCGACCCGTTCGCCACGGAACCCGACTGGTCCGACGGGCAATTCGCGCTGCTCACGGAAGACTTGCCGCTCGCGCGCTACAAGAAGCTCCACCCCGGCACCAAGCTGGCGGGCTACAGCGACCGCGAGCTGACCTCGCTCGGCAACGACCTGCCGACGTGGGTGACGACCTCGCACGGGAGCGCAGGCTTGAGCATCCGCGTCGCGGAGTACTGGGAGGTCGAGGAGCAGTCGCGCGTGCTGATTCTGCTGCCCGACGACACGACGGCGTTCGAGGACGAGATTCCCGCGGACATCCTCGCGACCGTGGAACGGGACATGGGCCGCCGCTTGCCGCGCCGCACGGTGCCCACGGGGCGCACGGTCTGGTGGTCGCTCATCAACGGCATCGAGGAGTGCGAGCCGCGGCGCGAGTGGACCGGGAGTTACATCCCGATCATCCCGGTGGTCGGCGACGAGGCGAACCTGAACGGCGACCGGCGCTGGACGGGGATCGTGCAGTTCGCGCGGGACGCGCAGCAGAGCTACAACTACATGCGCTCGGCGCAGGTGGAGGCGGTCGGCCTCGCGCCCCGCGCGCAGTGGCTCATCGCCGACGGGCAGCTGGAGGGCTACGAGGCCTGGTGGCAGCAGGCCAATACCCGCAACCTGCCGTATCTGCCGTATCGCCTCACGACCTATGCGGGCGGCCCCGCGCCGCCGCCGCAGCGCAACGTCGCCGAGCCTGCCATCCAGGCCGTGACGCTCGCCGCGCAGGCCGCGAAGGACGACCTCCACGGCACGACCAACATGCCGCCCGTCTCGCTCGGGCAGCTCGACCCGCACGAGCGCTCGGGTGTCGCGATTCGCGCGCTGCAGGGCCAGGCCGAGGTCGGCTCGAGCGGGTATCTCGACAACCTCGCCAGCATCTCGATGGCCTACGAGGGCAAGGTGCTCAAAGACCTCATCCCGCGCATCTACGACCGCCCGGGGCGCGTGGTGCCCGCGCTCGGCGACGACGACAAGCGGCGCAACCTGATGGTCAACATCCCGTTCACGCAGGGACCGGGCGGGCAGCCGCAGGCCGCGGCGCAGGGGACGCCCGGTGCCGAGATGATTGATTTGCGCGCGGGCGAGCTGTCGGTCACCGCGGTGGTGGGGAAGAGCTACGCGACGCGCCGCGAGGAGACGTCAGAAGCGGTTGCCGCCATCATGCAGGCCGCGCCGGGGCTCGCGCCCATCCTCGCGCCGTTCTGGCTCGAAGAGTTGGACTTCCCGGGCGCGCAGAAGCTCGCCGCGATTGCGAAGAAAACGCTGCCGCCGCAGTTCCAGGAGGACGAGGGGCAACAGCAGCAGCAACTCGCGCAGCTGCAGCAGCAGATGGCGCAGGCGCAGCAGATCATCGACATGCTCTCGAAGGAACTCGAAAAGAAAACCGAGATCATCCAGACCGACCAGGTCAAGGCCGACGCGCAGGTGCAGATTACGCAGCTGGAACTGGCGAGCAAGGAGCGCATCGAGAAGCTCAAGGCGGAAGTGCAGCTCCTCACGGCCGAGATCAATGCGGGCGCGAAAAGCGAGGCGACGCTCAGCGGGCGCGAGGGCGGGACGGAGCGCGTGCTCTGGGCGGGGGTCGCCAAGAGCGTGCAGCAGCTCGACCAGCAGCAGCACGAGAAAGAACTGGCGGCGGCGCAGCAGCAGACGCAGCGCGACCTCGCGCAGATGGCGGCCGAGGCCAAGGCGTCGCAGATCGATCAGCAGCAGCAGGCGCCGCAGGGGCCAGCGGGGGGCGCGTGATGAGCGGGTGGCATGGCTACTGGCCTGACCCGCTCCGCGAGATGACGCCGAAGCGCTATCTGCTCTACGTCGACTTGCTCACGAGGTGGGATCGCTTGCCGGCCAATTCGCATCCGCTGGCGCGTGTCACGCGGCGTCAGGAGCGCTGCAATGGCTCCAAGCGGTCACTGGAAACCAGCGCGGAATATCGTGCGCGGTATCGCGCCAACCTCTACGCCCGCCGCGATGCGATTGTCGAAGCGCTGAAGGCGTGCCTATGACGAACCACCCCGCCGTCACCGTTGAGCACGGCAGCCAGACCATCACGACCAACACGGCGAGCGAAGCCGACCTGCGCGCCGAGCTCGCGCGGGACCAGCCCCCTGCGGACGTGCCCCAAGCCAGCGCGCCTGACGCGGCCGCTGCGCCGGCCGGTGACGCGGCGGCCG